ACAACATAGTGAGGATGGCAATGTGATTGAACAGGTTATCAACCCTAACATCGTAGACCTAAAGCGCGCTGTGCCAGACGTTACATTTGGCGAACTCGTGAAGACCATTAAAAATTGGAAGAACTACGATATGACCATTGAGGGTAATAGGCTCTATATGAATCGTATTCGCTTAGAAGAACGCTCACTTGCTAAAGACTTTCGCTCTTGGGAAGTACGCGAACCTAAAAAAAACTTTCTTACCAAACAATCTTACCTTATCAAGTTCCCAGAGATGGACGACAAATCCTATCAGTTGCCTATTGTACAGGTAACTGATAATAGTTACCAAGTGCTCAGTCCACAAGAAGCAAGTAAGCTCACTGATGTTACCGAAGTACAGATAGGAGGATACTGCCTACCTCGTGTGATGTTCAAGGGAAATTATACCCCTATTGCACGCAAGAGTGGCGAAGCTACGATAGGACTAATTTGGTATGACGGAAACAACGGAGGGTTTCGCAAGGCACTTACGCCTCCATTAGTAGCTGAATATTGGAAAGAATGGTATAAGATGCGTATTGCTGCTGCTGAATACACTTGGAGCTTCGTATGCAATAAGAATCGTTTTAGGCATATTGCCCTGCGCGATACTATACTGGCTTACAAACAACGTATGCTTATCAAGAGTATCAACAAAACTGTACTCGATAAAGAGCACTACCAAGTAGAAATTACAACTATTGCTATCTAATGTATACCACATTTACCGATTTAAACATATTTAAGGATGTTCGGCTAAATGCCTATCTTGACACAATCTACAGTGCCGTGCTCAATGAGTTTTCTGATGAGCAGTTGCCCGTGATATGTGGTTCAGTTGCCAAGGTAATGCAAGGGGTATATTCCGAGAACTACCTCGCTAAGGATATCGACTTAATTGTAGAGAATTGGCAAGTTCACCGTTATTTAGAACATCAATTACCTTTGGTATTTCCTGATGACAGAATAGAGATACGCCCAGAGCGCGTGATTCTTTTTACAAAGATTATTGCTATTGAGTTTTGGCGACCTAATGAGCAATTTGAAATAGACCTGTATAAAAAATTGATAAAATACAAACGCTATGCCTATTAGAACCTATACATCAGAAGAATGCTACACCACCCGAGTGGGAAGTACCTCACAGGGAGGATTTTTATACAGTAAAATATGTTACCCTGTTGAAAAACCCATCCTCGACTGGGAGGTTTCTCCAGCGTCTATTCTGAAGGAATGGCACCCCTCCCAACCTATCCCTTCTACCGAAATCCTTACTGTACAATTTCCTGAATTGAATCTACTTACAATTTATAAGAAGTATAAAGGATTTCGTAACTATGCGCGTATAGCTCCTAATGATTATGTAGAGCTTCTCGCTCCTGACGGGCAAGAGTTAGATAATTTAAAGGGACTCAAACACAATTTGCGCATACATTACAACAACTTTAATAAGTTACCAGAGAATGAAAATATACAGATAAAGGTTACATTTGGCGTAATTGCTACTGAAGAAAAAAGTGGTAAAATTACAGAAATAGACCTTCCCACAGAGCGAAAAGAGGCAGTTATTACTTTACGTCGTATTGATAAAGCGACCCCTAAACCTAAACCCAACGACAAACCCGTACTCAATATGGTGCTCAACACGGCTACCAAAGAACTCACGGGCGATACTTCGTTTAGTTTTTCTACTGAACCTCTTGATTACTATCGCGGAATCAAATTACATCACAACTTTTGGTATAACAAAAGCTTATCAGATCATATAAACTTTGATACAAGAGCGGAATGGTATAAGGATCATTCTATCAATACCCCCTTTACCATCAAAGGCGTGGAATGGAATAGTGTTGGACGCAGTTTATTTGATATACATCTAACGGGAACTAAAAACAAAGCAACAGCAGTATTTTCGCTCTCTCAGTTTTACAAAAAAAACCCTACTATAAAAACTCTTGATTTTGATTTAAGTAAAAATCAAACACTTACTTTTGAAAATCACTTTAATATAGAAGGAAGGTATATCGGTTTTACTATCAATCTCACCGTTATCAATGATACTACCGCTTTTCATATCGACAAAAAGGAATTTAAATATCTACTCAAAACCGACAAGAAAGAGCGTGCCGAGGGCGTGTTTACCATTAAAAACCTTAACCACCTTACTTTTACCATCAACAATTCCGATTTTTTGGAGGTCACCGAACTCAAAGGCAATGGCGAACCTGAAGTCGTGGTAAAATTCCGCTCGCAATCGTCTGAATTGATGACGGTAGGCGAGCACAAAGGCTGGCTCAAGGTAACTTCTTCAGCGGGTAGTGAACAGATAGTACAGGTACTCATTACCGTGCAAACGGACATAACATTCGCTACTAAAAAAGTATATTTCTGCCTCGATAAAGAGCTCACTCGCATACGCCAAACCGATCCCAAAAGCGAGTTCGTAAGCGTTGCCCTTACAATGGAGTTCAATGGCTACGAGCGTGCGTTCACCACTACCCAAACCTACGACTACGTATTTTTTGAGGGCGTAGCAACGGTGGATATAGGGCAGGAGGTGCAAGATTTCTTTAGAGATATTACCCCCACTTTAGAGATTAACACCCAGAAGCTACTCGCCCCCAAAGAATTGTTCAAAGCTACCAAGGTATCAGCGGTCATAAAAGAGACGAACTTCAAAGGCGAGATCTTCAAAACTCATACTCTTACCGACCTCTACTACCTGCCAGGCAAGAAGCCTAAAGCCTACCCATACCTTACCCAAAGCCGTTTGCGCTCTACCTATACGCAGAGCCTCATCTCGATATCGGCTCTCACTCAAGAAGTACGCTCTCGCTCATTGGGACAAATAGGTTCGAACCTCATTGACTTATCAGCTATTAAGGACCCGATAGGAGTAGCTAACTTCAGCTTCTTGCGTTCTACCGCAGATGCTACTTATGGAGCTACTGCTATCATTAGCAAGGAAACACTTAGCTTGGAGCCTAAACCTGAACCTAATGGCACACCCATTAGTGCGCTATTTCAAAATCAAAACTACTGCCCTGATTGGTTTTCATTTGCAGGAGAGTACGAAGCACTTGTGAACTACGAGCATACTCTCGCCGACAATGTGCTCAAAAGTGAAGACTATAAGGCACAAGTGAAAACCAAGCGTACCTACAAGCTCAATACCGGTTGGCTCTTCCCCGAAGAGATAGAAGTGCTGTGGGAGCTAATCAAGTCGCCCGTGTGTTTCTTACATATTGGTAATGAGTGGCTCAAAGCTATTCCAATTACTCAGAAACCTCTGTCCTTCGATAATACCCGTAACTTGCATAGCTTTGTTGTCGAATTTCAACTATCGTCTAACGACTAATCTCTAACGACTATGTTCAACAGTATACAAGAAATCAAGCAATATACCAACGTTTCTAACCGTTTGGATTTTGAACTCCTCAAAACCTATATTGAGGAGGCTCTCCGTGTGAAAGTGTATCCGTACGTTTCTAAAACGATAGTTAGTGAGGCAAGCGGTGAGACATTAGAACTTCTAAAGAAAGCTGTTGCCAATTATGCCATTGCCTATGCTATTCCATTTCTAAAGGTAAACCTCTCCAATACGGGTGGCAACTACTATACTGACGATAAGATGGAAAAGTCACCTTGGTACGACTTGCGTGACTTGGGTCTTTCGTCTATCGCTATAGCCGACCGTGCCTTGAACAACTGTATAGAGCTACTTATCACAGAAGGTAAACTACAGCGTTCTAACGGTATCATTAGTACCGTGAATGAGTTTGAGAAGTACTACAGCTTAAACAGCTCGTGGGAGGTATTCACCAAATTACAGCCAATAATGCAATGGGTATGGGAGAGTATGCTGGCTCCCCAGCTCAGCACCTGTACCCCTAATGATTTACGCAATTATCCCACTATATGGGAAAAACTACAGCGTACCACAGTGTTCTTTACCATAGCCGAAGCTGCCCAAGTTCATAGCTTCTCGTTCACCACTACCGCTATCATTCAGCAGTGGGAGGAGTTGCCTTGGCAAAAGAGCAAGATACTAAATGCTGCCGAAGTATATGCCGTTGCCCAACGCCTGCAACAACTCGCTCGTCACGAGCTGGCACAGCTCAAGCAGTTGCTTGAAAAAGAAGCTATAGCTTGCTATGTCCCTTCAAACGCTGCCCGACAAGTGGAGAAACTCAAAAGCGGACTCTATTTCTAACTCTTACCTATGGAAATTACTAAATTTAGCAAAGATAGCACTTACCAACGCATCTCCGCTTCGTACATTGACGAGAACTTTCAGCTTGTCCCAGCCGAAGAGGCAATCAAGGCACGTCTCCGTCATATACACGGCTTACGACTCACCAACAAGTACTCTAAGCACCAAGCAATACAGATACACATGCGTGAAATGGGCGTAAGCCAAGCCACCGCCTACCGCGATTACTCTTGGGCAATGCAAATCTTTGGTGAACTCGATAAATCTGACATCAATGCCGAGCGGGCTATATTGGCGGATAGCTATTGGCAGCTGTACCAAATGGCTCTGAAAGATAGAGATTTAGAACAAGCGCGAAAGGCGTTAGATTCTTATGCTCGCCTATTCAACTTCGATAAAGAGGAGAAAGAAATCAACTTCGAGAAGATTACCGCCAACGAGTATCATATCCGAATGAGTCGCAAGAGTGCCAAGATGCTACGCGCTGCACTCGCTACGGGTGTGGTAGACTTTAACGATATTCCTGCTACGGATGCCGAATACGAAGATATAACTGAAGATACTACCGATGAAGCCTCTGATTAAGCCAGTAAAGGAAATTCTCCTTAATCCTATGCAGATGGCAGCCGTTGCTGCTAACCGCTATGCAGGTGTGAAGAACATCTGCATAGAGGCAGGACGCGGTACGGGTAAGAGTACCATTCTCGGTTGGTTTGTTAAGGAAGCTGTTCGCCAAATGCCGCGTGCTACGGGGGTGCTTGTAGGAGCTACCTTTGTGCAGATAAAGAGCCGAACCTTCCCCTCAACTAAAGAAGGGCTCGAAATGTTTGGACTGTATGAAGATGTAGACTACGTGGTAGGACGTAATGGCAAGGCTCTCGGATTTGCAAAGCCTTTCCAAGCTCCTGACTCGTGGAGTAATGTAGTGCATTTCTCTAATGGGTTTATACTGGTACTCGTTTCTTTGGATGACCCCAATAGTGGACGAGGGTTGAACTCCTACACAGTCATTGGTGACGAGGCAGCACTCCTTGAGCACGATCGCTTATTCAATAATGTACTTACCACTAACCGCGCTAAGAAGATAGAGTTTGACAAAGCCTCCTTGCTGAATGCTACTATTTTCACCTCCTCTGTTGCTCTTACCAAAACAGGTGAGTGGTTCACCGCACGCGAGAAGCTCGCTCTTACCAAACCTGATGAATACAAGTTTATCAAGGCTAACGCCTACGTGAATGTGGAGAACCTTAAACCAGGATGGATACAAGAGATGTACGAGCAACGCGTAAGTGATTTACTCTTCAATGCGGAGATATTGAACAAACGCCCTGGTAAAGTAGCCGACGGCTTCTATGCAAAACTCAATGCTGACAAGCATTATTACAAGTACCAGTACAACACTACCGCCCTGCAAGACTTCTCGCAGAGCTTCACCCCCTCCTGCACCTACGACAACGATTTGTTGAAAGGCGTGCCTCTTGAACTCTCGCTCGACTTCGGTGGGCGTATCAACTGTGCTATTGTAGCCCAATGGAGCAAGGTAGCCAACACTATAACGATATTGAAAGACTTCTTTGTCAAAAATCCTCTCAAGCTCTCCGACCTCATCAAGAAGATTATTGACTATTACGAGCCTCACCGTGCATCCTGTAACAAAATATACTTATATCACGACCGTTCAGGCTTTAAAAGCGAAGCCAACAGTAAAACTACCTTGGCACAAGATGTAGAAGATATGCTTCGCACAGCAGGCTGGCAAGTGTATAACAAGACTCCTAACAGCAATAACCCAAGCCATATTCTCAAATTCCGCCTTATCAACGAGATATTAGAGGAAAACAACCGCGCCCTGCCCTTTGTCCGCATCAATGAAGACAACTGCCCCAACCTCATTGTCTCTATGGAAAACGCCGCTGTCAAACAGAAAGAAGATGCATTTGAGAAAGACAAGAGCAGCGAACGCTCTACAACCATACCTCAAGAACACGCCACCCACCTCTCCGACAGCTTTGACTATCTCCTATGGTGGAAATACGCCTACCTACTCGATAACGCCTACCACGATAGCTTTATCATTACCACAGTGTAATAACCTTCAAAACCTGTCCTCTCAAGAATTATACTTCAAGAGCAATTTTTTAAAAAAATTGAAACTACTTTTATAATATATTCAAAATAAAGAAGATACAGGAATTACAATAAGAGTAGGT